GGTGTAGATATTGCAGCTCAAATGCTTCATCCTCTAACTATTAGGTATTTACGTAACCTTTCATGGAAGCGTAATCCTGTAACTGAGGATCAGGCAGCATTGCTTGCACAAGCATATAGGAATTTCTTGAATGAATCTTCTGATAGTTATACACGTTGGGAGAAACTTTCATGAGAAGCCTAGCTAACACTACAGTTCAAATTGAGGGTGCAATAGTTCTGGATGAATATGGTGATCCGGTAGGTGATTCAGATCCTATTGGTAATCCTATTCCTGTCTCTCTTATCGAGAAAAGGCAGTTGGTTGCAGAACCTTCAGATAATAAAACAATAACTTACGTTCGATATGCTGTAATGAGATGCAAACCTAATTCAGGAATCGAACAGGATCAAATCGTAAGGGATCTCAAGACTGACATTCGTTGGGTTGTAGCTGAGGTTACTCAGCTATTTAATCCGATGACAGGTATGGATCTAAGATGTCAATTAAATAGGATATCTAACTGATGACTAAAGAATTCGACAAGAATTCTGCAATACTTTTTCCCGTAACTGACGAAGGCGGGGTGATTAACAATGGCAAAAGATAAGTTTGAACTAGACTTTAATGGCATAGTTCAAATCGAGCACAGCTCAGCAGATGCAGTAAAACTCATTCTTGAGGATATTGCTGATGATGCTAGAAGATTAGTTCCTAAGGATACTATGGAGCTACATGACTCTATTGAAGTTGTGCATAGAGAAGGCGAACTAACTGGATCTGTTGTAGTAGGTACCGATCATTGGGCTCCTACAGAATATGGATCTGAGCCTCACATTATCGAAGCTAACGGCGATTACTCTCTATCTGATGGTACGGGAGAGTATTACGGCAGAATTGTTAATCACCCTGGAACGCCTGAGCAACCTTTCATGAGACCAGCTCTCTATAAGAAAAGGAAGCTTAAAGGTTCTCCCTAAAGTCAGCTACGGGCTATTTTTATGTCCAGAAAGGTAGGTGAATTAATGGCAGATTTATTGCCAAACGCAGAGACGGTAGTAGTAAGTTATCTCAAAGCTATTAATGTTATTGGTAATAATGTAGCTACTGATCTGCCTGGTCCTGATGGAAGCGGTAATTATGCTTGGCAAGATACAGGTTTCATTCGAGTAGGTAGCATTTTTGAAGATATCAACTATTACACAACCAGGCGTGAAGCTGTAGCAACTCTTGAATGTATTGCATTTACTCCGAATGCGAGTAAGCCACCTTACCCTAAAGCTAATCTTATTGCTGAGAAGGTTGTTAATTCAACTCTTCCTAATCAGCATTTTAATGTGCTAAAGGGAAAGTTGGAATTACCTTCTAGGTATTATCCTGCAAGTGTATTGGAAGCAACAATAGCCGTAGGTCCAAGACGTGACTTTAGGCTAGTGCAAGATAATCGTGCCATCTATATGGTCGATCTTAGAATTATATGGGTAGCTCTACCCAACTCCTAATATGAAATGAGGAATTAACTATGGCTAACGCAGGAAACTTGCTAGTCTCTAATGCAAAGATTTGGGTAGCTCCTTATGGTTCAACCCTTCCAGCATTTACTGAGACTGCTCTTCTAGCTAACCCTGCTTCACCTTTCGTAAGCCCTGGCTTTACTAATGGTGGAGTTAATTGGAATGTCGAAAATGACTTTACTGAGTATCGTGCAGATCAGGTAAAGAACTCTCTTGGTGCCGCTAACACAGACCAGACAATTACTGTAGAGATGACACTAGCTGAGGTAACTCTAGCGAACCTTGCATATGCTCTTGCTGATGGAACTGTAGATGCAACTCTTGATACAAACAAGATCACTAAGTTCACGCCAGCAGCATCAAATGATTTCCAGATGCCTTATATGACTCTGATCCTAGATACAGATGCTCCATCTGGTCTACAGGGTGTTAACAAGCGTCGTAGAATCATCTTCAAGCGTTGCCTTCCTACATCAGGTACAGAACTTGCTTATGGTCGTGAGGACCAGCAGGGACTACCTGTAACTTGGACTGTATACGGTATTGATGAGACTACTGCACTATACGAAATCTACGAGCAGACTGCTGCTTAAGTTTAATTATTGCAGGGCTATTCATATTTGGGTAGCCCTGCAAGTATACGTACTAGGATTAATGTTGTTAGTCAGAAAACTTTTTTGACTATGAATGAGAGAAGGAATTGAAATGGCTACAGGCGTAAAGAAAGTAAAGCGTAAGGGTCCTCTACACTTTGATGTACCAGCGATCCCAGAACGAACACACGTACTATTCACATGGGGAGAAAAGGAATTTCTTGTATATGAATCCAAGGATACCTCTCCGTTAATTATGGCTACTGCCCTTGAAATGCTTGAAGAGAATCCTCTTGCTGCTATGACCTATACCTTTAAGGAAATTCTTGGTACAGAGCAGTATAAGGAATTTACTAAGCTTAACCTATCCCCTGAAAGCTTCAAGGCAATTACTGCTGAAGTAATGGAGCATCTTGCATCAGCTTTCGTAGAGGAAGAAGTTGAAGAAGAGGGAAAAGCCTAAGCTTTCCAGACTTCTTTACTAGGTTGTGTTTTTTGCTTACCAAGGTGATGGTTACTGGTTATAAAACTCATTGGATTAAGCCTTTTATTCAGCAGATTAGACAGATCATTTATTACACCATATATTCTGATGAGATTATGTCTGACTTTATGTTTATCGCTAATAAGGAAATCAATCCTGATGCTGATGACTTTGGTGGAATGAGTTCTAAACAGTTCTTTGCTTTGGTAAAGCAACTTCCTGGTTATGAAGGAGCTGTAAGAAGACGATTCCTTAGAGAGGCAGAATATGAAAAGAAGAGGCAGCAGCAAAGACTTGCAGGCTTGAAGAAGCCTAATGGAGATTATAACTGGCTGGCTCTAGCTGCTACTGCTAATGGAGGTAAAGGTCTTGAAAGAGGAAGCGAACCGAATGGATGAGAGGGAGGTGGCTCTAAATGCAGCCTAATGGTGGAACAAATATCGGTCATGGAGTCATCTCCGTAACTGCTGATATCGATAAAGCACAGATTGCTAAAACAGTAGGTGATGCTGGAAAGCAGGCAGGGCAAGGATTCAATAAGAGCCTTGCAGATCACTTCAAGCGTGATAAGTCTGCTGTAGTAGCTGCTGGCTCCTCAGGAGAAGATGCAGCTAAAGCATCAGGATCAGGTTTCGGTAGTAAGCTAAAAGCTATGGGTCCTATGCTTGCTACCGCTGGTCTTGCTGTTGGCGCTGCTGTTGGTGCCGCTATTGCTGGCTCAGTAATGAGTGCAATCGATAAGGAAAACGTACAGGCTCAGATGAAGGCTAAGTTTGGTCTTAGCCCTGAAGAGTCAAAGGCTAATGGTGCAATTTCAGGTAAGCTTTATGCCCAAGGATTCGGTGATTCTGCTGCTGAGGTAGGAGATGCAGCCGGGTTGATCGGTAAGCTTACTGGCGCATCTGGCAAGGCTTTGGAGGATATGACTAAGCAGGGTCTAACCTTGCAGAAAGTATTCGGATATGACGTTAAGGAATCTGTAGCTGCTGCAAATAACATTGTAGCTAACGGACTTGCACCTAATGCAACTGCTGCATTTGACCTTATTGCTAAGGGTGCGCAGATGGGTCTAGATGTTAATGATGACCTTATCGATTCGTTGACTGAGTATTCCTCACAGTGGCATAAGCTTGGTATTGATGGTCCTACTGCTTTAGGTCTGATGAGTCAGGCTCAAAAGGCAGGTATCAGGAACACAGACCTACTAAACGATGCATTCAAGGAATTCTCTTTAAGAGCAATCGATGGATCAAAGTCAACGCTTAATGCGCTTGCTGACCTTAAACTAGGTGCTGATGGTATTCCTGAGGCTTTAGCTAAGGGTGGACCTGCTGCAACTAATGCTATGAACACTGTAATTAAGAGTATTCAGGGAGTTAAAGATCCTCTGAAGCAGAACGAAATTGCTGTAGCTCTATTTGGTACACAGTTTGAGGATATGGGTCCTAAGGTATTCAATAGCCTTGATGTTGTTGCTGCTGGTGCTACCAAGGTAGGAAACACTACTGGTCAAATGATTACTGACCTTAGTGCTACTACTGCTGCAAGGTTTGAAGTAATTAAGCGTACAGCTCAGCAGTGGGCTACTAATATTGCAGGTAACTTCCTTAATATGGCTGCTGAAGGTGTTAAGCAGTTCAAGGCATTGTGGAATGGTGAGGGTGGAGCTGGACCGTTTAGTAACCTTGGTCCTATTATCCAGAAGGTAAAGGCTCTGGGTGGTACATTTGCTACTATCTTCAATGAGATTAAAACTGTAATTATGGAAAACAAAGATTCCTTCCAGACATTCTTTAATTTCATCTTAGGACTTTCTAATATCTTATGGTCTGCTGTAGGTCCAGTATTCAAGGCTCTTGGTGCAGCTATCAAGGCTGTTATTGGTATCCTTGCTGGTCTTATTGAATTCTTCGCTGGTGTGTTTACAGGAGACTGGAAGCGTGCAGGAGATGGATTACATAAGATTTGGTTCTCTCTATGGGAGGGAATCAAGGGAATCCTAATGAACGTAGGTGTAGCACTTCTTAATATCGTTAAGGGTATTTGGAGTGGTATTAAGGGTACTGTAATGGGCTTTGTGAATTGGTTCGTTAACGGTTGGAAGACAGCTTGGATCAGTGCAAAGAATGATGTAATTAATATGGGTAATGCAATTAAGGATGGTATTACCTCTCGATTCAATGCTATGAGAAATAACATCAACAATGCTGTAAATGGTATACGTGGATTTATTACTGGAATGCGTGATCATATTGCTAATATGGTTCGTTCTATGGGAGATAAGTTTACAGCCTTCAAGGACAATACTATTAGAGCATTCACACTTGCTAAGGATGGTGTAGCTAAGGTTTGGAATAAGCTTCAGGACGTTGCTAAAAAGCCTGTTAACTTTATTATTGATCCTGTATATGCCAACATTCGTAATCTTTGGAATAATATTGCTTCTAAGGTAGGTATGGGTCAGCTTCCTGCTGTTGCTAAGTTCGCTAAGGGTGGTATTGCACCTGGAACAGGAAATAGAGACACAGTTCCAGCAATGCTGACTCCTGGTGAAGGTATTCTGACAAAGAAAGAAATGAAGAAGATGGGCGGTCCTGCTGGGTTTGCAGCATTCCGTGACCAGCTTCAGTATTTCAAGGATGGTGGAGTTGTAGGTTGGGTTAAAGATAAACTAGGTGGCGCTGTACGTGGAGGACTTTACTCAGGTGCTAAGAGCGTAGCTGATAAATTCGTTTATCCTTATATCAATCAGATGCGGGGTGGAGATGGATTTGATGGTCTTCTAAAGGCTGGCGCAAGTAAGCTTATTAGTGGAGCATTAAATTGGATTAAGGGTGATGATAAGAAGAACGCAGTTAACTTCGGTAATTATCCTTCTAGTCCTGGTGCTGTGCGTGGAGACTCTGGTGTATGGAGAAGCGTTGTAAAGCTTATTAAGTCTG